TACCTGGGTGACTTGCCCAATATGGACGGCTACAGCCTGCAGATCGACTGCTGGGCAGAGACCGCCACCGCTGCGAGCAATGTGGCCAAGGCCATCCGCGATGCCATTGAGGGCAGCGCCTATGTGGTCTCGAATCGCGGCCTGAGCCGCGACCCGGAAACCAAGCACTACCGCTACAGCTTTGACGTTGACTGGCTTGTCGAGCGCTGACAGGTCGCCACCGAACAACCCGCCTTGAGCGGGTTTTTTTGTACCCAAAAACCCGCAAGGAGAAACACCATGGCAATGAAAACCCAGGGCTCGCAGCTGTATGTGCTGCTGCCTACCGTCGCTGACCCGGCACAGCTGGAAGTGGTCAAGATCGACTGCATGAACAACTTCAACGGTGGCGGCAACCCGGCAGACCAGATTGTGGTGGAATGCCTGGACAAGTTCGTCCGCGAGTATTTGCGCGGTATGCGCACACCGGCGCAGGCGACCTTCACCATTGATGCCGATCCGCGCAATGACTCCCACGTGCGTCTGCACACCGCTGCAGAGTCCGATGATGAAGTGTACGACTCCCTCAAGTGGGCGTTGGGCTGGTCCGATGGTTACGATATTCCGCCCACCCTCAACAGCGCCGGCGATGACTTCGAGCTGCCGACCACGCGCACCTGGTACCTGTTTGACGGTTACGTCAACGACTTCCCGTTCGACTTCCCGATGAACTCCACCGTCAAGACTGCCGTGGCCATTCAACGCTCCGGCCCGGCAGCCTGGATCAAGAAAGTAACCCCGTAAGGTGCCCTGATGAACCTCAACCTCGAAACCCTCAAGCAGACGGGCGCCTTCACTGGCGCCCCGGTGGAACGCGAGATCACTTGGAAGCAGGGCGCGGAAGAGTTCACCGCCACTGTGTATGTGCGGGCGCTGTCCTATCACTCTGCTGTGTCTGATGTAGCCGCCCTGGCCGGCAAGCGTGACGGCATTGCCGGGCGTATCGCGGCCTGCATTTGCGACGAGCACGGCAAGCCGGTATTCACCGCGCAAGACATTACCGACGGGCCGGTGGTGCTGGATGATAACGGCGCTCCGGTGCTGGGTGATGATGGAACGCCGCAGCGTACAGGCGGCGCGCTGGACGGCAACCTCACCATGGCCCTGCTGACGGCCATCGCCGAGGTCAGCACCGGGGGAAAGCCCCAGAGCTGAGCGATGAAGACGAACTGTTCTGTGAGCTGGTCATGCATGGCATTGGTGGCCACAGCATAGAGCAGGCAAAACATACCCTGACGCTGGCAGAGGTCAGGGTGTGGCAAGCCTACCGGGCCAAGCGCGGCAGCCTCAACGCCGGCCTGATGACCGAGGCCGCAGTTGCTCGGCTCTCAGCCATGTATGCCAACACCCACAGCAAGCACGGCAACCATGAGCCTCTCGACTTTATGCCGCACTTTGACGTGCCGGATCTGACGCTTGAAGAGGCGATGGCGGCTTGGGGGTGAGGGCGGCAGGTGCTACATTCCTCTTTACTTATCAAGGAGGAAGCTCATGTACAGGTTTTTGTTTTTGGTTTTCACCGCATTGCTGCTGGCTGGCTGTGCCGGAAACCGTATTGACTACAATCGCAGCTCTTTGGATCTCGCGATAGGAATGACCAAGGCTGAAGTTCAGAGCATTATGGGTGACCCTCGCCGCACAGACGTTAATGCTGAGCGGGAGCGCTGGATCTACTGGAACCCGACTGTTTATGGCTTCACCCCGGTAGATAACGAGCAGCTCGCTCAGGACCGCCTTGTCGTAACCTTTGAAGGCGGCAAGGTATCTCGCTGGGGTAAGCAAACTCTCGCAGACGACATCATGGAAAACAGCCGCCAGCTGATGCGCGACGCGATGCCGCCCGCCCAGTAAAAACCTTGTTTCAAACGACCCGCTTCGGCGGGTTTTTTATTGCCCGGAGAAAAAGGAATGGCATCGAAGTCGCTCGGCGTGTTGACGCTGGATCTGGTCGCCAAGGTTGGCGGCTTTGTGCAGGGCATGGACCAGGCTGAGCGCTCGTCTGCCAAGTGGCGCAAGCAGGTAGAGAAAGACCTGCAGACCGTCGGAAAGGCTGCGGGCGTCGCAGTGACTGCCGTTGCTGGTGCTACCGCTGCGTTGGTTGCTTCGCAAGTGCAGCTTGCCAACACACTGACCCAGCAGGCGCAGGTCGCTAACGCTGGCGTGCAGGAGTTCCAGCGCTATGCGATCGCTGCGGATGTGGTTGGCATCAGCCAAGAGAAGCTGTCGGACCAGCTGAAGGACTTCAACGAGAAGGTCGGTGAGTTCCAGCAGACCGGCGGCGGCGGCATGAAGGATTTCTTCGAGAACATCGCCCCGCAGATCGGCCTGACCGCTGATGCCTTCCGTGACCTTTCCGGCCCGCAGGCGCTGCAGCTCTATTACGACAGCCTGGAGAAGGCCGGGTTGTCGCAGGAGCAAATGTCCTTCTATTTGGAAAGCATGGCGAGCGATACCACGGCGCTGATTCCGCTGCTGCGCGACGGCGGCGCAGGCTTCAAGCTGCTGGGCGACCAGGCCGAGCAGGCGGGCGCCATCATCGGCAACAACACGCTCAACAGCGTGGATCAGCTGAACGCGGCCATCTTTATCTCAGAGCAGGCGGCGGCGGGCTTTAAGAATCAGATTGCTGAAGGGCTGTTGCCTGTGCTGGCTGGCCTGGCAACTGAGTTTGGAGACGTTACCGCCGACGGCTACATCGCCGCAGAAATGGGCGAGACGCTGGGTAACGTGGTCAAGGGCATCTCGGCTGCCGCGTTTGGCGCCTACGCCGCGTTTCAGCTGTTCGGCAAGGGAATCGCCGCGCTGGCTGCTGGCCTGAATGCTGCGGGTGTGGAGGCCAGCGACCTGCTGTATGGCCCCCTTGCACCCGCTGTAATCGGCGCCAAGGTGGCGAAGAACTTCGACGCCTTTAAGGGCGCAATGGATGTGGGCATTGCAGACTTGCAGCAAAGCCTGGCCAAGTATTCCGAGGTCGCCTCAGGCATCTGGGACGCGGGAACTGACAACCAGACGACGGACCCAAACAGCCGCCTGAATCAGGTAGCCGAGATGTTGAAGAAGATGCGCGAACAAACCGTGCAGACGCGCCGTGAGCTGAGTGGCTTCTCGGAAGATAACGATGAAGCGGCCAAAGCGGCGGCCAAAGCGGCTGAGGCTATCCAGTCTGAGCTGACGGCCTTGGAGCGCGCTGCTATCACCTGGGGCATGAGTGCGGACGAGGTCAAGATCTACGACCTGCAAATGCAGGGGGCAACCGATACCCAAATCGAATATGCCCGCACGCTGCTGGATACTGTTTCCGCATTGGATGCACAGAAGGAGGCAGCCAAGGAACTGGCTGAGGAACAGAAACGCATCAACGACGAAGTGCTCAACATCGTTGATGCGTTGGCTACCGAAGAGGAGCGCATTCAGGCCTCCTACGAACGCCGCCGCGAGATCATCCTCAAGAACACCGAGGTCACCGGCCAAGCCCAGACCGAGCTCCTGCGTCGGTTGGAGGAAGACCGCGCAGAACAGCTACTGGAAATCAACGGCAGCTACTGGGAGCGCTGGCTCGAATCGGCTGAAGACAGCCTCACATCATTCGATGATCTGACCGCCTCTGTCGTCGAGAACTTCAGCGACCAGATGGGCGATGCCTTCGAGTCGATGATCTTCGACGCCGAGACGCTGGAGGAAGCCTTCGCTGGCATCGCTGAGTCTATGTTGCGCTCTATCGTCAACGCGCTCGGGCAGATGGCTGCGCAGTGGCTTGCGTATCAGGCTGTGCAGATGCTGGTGGGCAAGACCACCCAAGCCTCTGGTGCCACCGCCCTTTCTGCCAATGCTCAGGCATCTTCAATTCTTTCTGGCATCAACGCATTCTCCAGCACGGCAGCAATTCCAATCGTAGGCCCCGCGCTGGCGCCAGGCGCAATGGCGGCCGCCCTTGCGGTTACCCAGCCAATGGCCGCGGCTGTTGCAGCTGCAGGCTTGGCCGGTATGGCCCACGACGGCATCGACAAGGTGCCGGCAACTGGCACCTGGCTGCTGGAAAAGGGCGAGCGCGTCACCACCGCCGAGACCAGCGCCAAGATGGACCGCGTGCTGGAGGATATCCGCGCGGGCCAGCGTGAGGGGCCTGGTAGGCCGGCACGTCGGAGCTCTTCGGTTCATCAGACAATTCAGGTAACCGGCACAATTGACCGGCACACGTCAGACCAGCTTGCGCGGGCTTCAGCACGCAAGCAGAGACAAGTTGATGCGAGGTTAGGGCGATGATGTTCACCGAGGCCAGGTTGCTGGACTGCGTCTCCTATGGCACTCAGTTTGGTAGCGAGTTCAACACCCGCATTACTGAGCTGAAATCGGGTGCAGAGCGCCGCAACGCCGAGTGGGATTTGCCTCTGCACCGGTATGCCGTGCAGTACCAAGCCCTAACGCCTGAGCTGAGCAGAGCGGTTCGGGATGCGCACATGGCCTGTCGCGGACGCCTGATCGGCTTTAGGTTCAAGGACTGGACAGACTATCAGGCCGAGGATGAGCCGCTTGGTATGGGCACCGGAGTTGAGCAAACGCTTCAGCTGGCTAAGGTGTACTCGTTCGGCACCATAGATTTCACGCGCAAGATTTCCAAGCCGGTCTCCGGTTCTGTGACCGTTTTCGCTAACGGCATTCCGTCTGCGGTAGCGGTTGACTACACCACGGGGCTTGTAACGGTGACAGCCAGCCCTGGCGACGTGCTGACGTGGAGCGGAGAGTTTGACGTGCCGGTGAGGTTTGATGCCGACCGTCTCGATGTTGAGCCGCTTGCGCGACGCCAGGATGGTTTCATCCTGTCGTCTGATGCCGACCTGACAGAGATCCGACTGTGAGAACAATCCCCCCGGCCCTACGCGCCCACCTGCAGCAGTCGGTTACCACCGTGTGCTACCTGCTCACGATGACCCTGCGCGACGGTCGCATATTCGGCATGACAACGCTAGACCGTGACGTTGAGTACCTGGGCGTGACATTCAGCGCCGCCAATGGGTTTGATAAATCCATCATGGCCACCGATGTAGGAGCTTCAGTCGATAACGCCGAGGGGTACATGCTGTTTGCCGGGCCGCTGCCGGGCATAACCCTGGAGATGATCGGTGCCGGTGAGCTGGATGATGCCGAGTGGGAGATGATGCTGGTCAACTGGGCCGACCTGAGCATGGGTCATTGCCTGATTGATGCTGGTGATGTGGGCGAGGTGACCGTGCATGACGGCATGGCCTACGCCCCGGAGCTGAACAGCTTCTTTGTGCGGCTGCGCCAGGCGTTTGGGCATTACGACTCAATCCGCTGCCGGGCGGTATTTGGTACGCCGCCCAACAGCCAGACCGGCTGCGGGGTGGATGCAGAACCGATGTGGGTTAAGGGCGAGGTGACGGGTGTCGGCGCGGAGCCGTACCGTGTATTTGCTGATACCAGCATTGACCTCAGCAGCATCAGCAATACCGCCCGAGTGCAGTGGCTAACCGGCCCCAACGCCGGCCAGCGGCGGTATCAGGTTGAGGGCATCAGTGCGGCATCGGGCACCATCGGACTGGTCGAGCCTGCGCCGTTTCAGATCGAGGCCGGTCACACGTTCCGCATCCGCCCAGACTGCGACAAATCCCCGGCGCAGTGCACGGCCTACGGCAACTTCCTGGACTACAAGGGCGAGAACCTGATCCCGGTGGGTGAGGGGCGCGAGGTTCTGACCCCCAACGCCAGCATCACCGGCGGCTTTATGGGTAGCGAGGTGGTGGATTGAACGGCACGGATAACAGGCCCGCTACGGCGGGTTTTTTTATGCCCGATGAACAGGCGGTGGCCGAGGCCCGCAGCTACAAGGGTGTGCCGTGGCGTCATCGCGGCCGCAGCCGTCGGGGCATCGACTGTATCGGCCTGGTGGTGCTGGCACTTGCTGCCGGCGGATTCATGATGCGCGACCGCACGAACTATGGCCGTGAGCCTTGGCGCGACGGACTGCAACGGGAAATGCGCGAGCACTTCGGAGAGCCGGTGTCGGACTGGCAACCGGGCGATGTGGCCCTGATGCGCTGGGACAACACCCCGGAACCTTCTCACGTGGCGCTGATCGGCGCTCACCCGCTGGGCGGCCTTTCGCTGATCCACAGCTACAGCCACGCAACAGGTGGGGTGTGCGAGAGCGGCATTGATGCCGTGTGGCAAAAACGAATTGTCGAGGTGTACCGACCATGGCAACGGTAGCCGTTATCGCTGTCGCGGCAGTTGCCGGTGCAGCGCTGTACTACTCAACGCGCACTCAAGAGGTGCCGGGGCAGAAGCTCGGCGATCTGGAGATCCAGACCAGCAAAGAGGGCGAGCCGCGCCCGGTGATATGGGGCATTTCCCCGCCGATTGCCGGCAACCTGATTGCTTGCCAAGAGCCGCCGCGTATTGTTCGGAAGAAGCAGAAGTCCGGCGGCAAGGGCGGCGGCGGATCATCGACTTATACCGAGGTGCCGTACCGGACTTATGCCGTCCGGATTTGCGAGGGGCCAATCACGGGTATTCGTCGTGTATGGCGCAACAACAAATTGGTGTACGACGGTAGACCCGGCAGCGAGTGGGGCGCGAAGAACAACGCAACGTTCCTAAAGCGCGCCCGCTTCTACCTCGGCGGCTGGGATCAGATGCCCAGCCCGGACCTCGAGACGGTTTTTGGCGCAGGTAATGTCACCGCGCACCGTGGAACGGCCTACATGGTCATGGCCGATGAAGACCTCTCCGACATGGGCGGGGCGGTGCCTCAGTGGAAATTTCAGGTCGAGCGGGCAGAGGGGTATGCCCTGACGAGCAGGCCGTATCCGATTGAGGTGATCGAAGAAGGTCAACACTCAGGCGGTGCGCTGAAAACCTCGCCAAGCGCCTTCATCAGAGATAGCGCCGAGCAGACTGGCGGCGGCATTGCCGCAGGCGTGCTCCGCAGTCTTGTTTTGGAGCACAGCTACATCGAGGGTGCCGAGCAAACGGGCGGCGGGATTAGCGCAGGGCAGTACCGGCGGCTGATCACTCCGTACAGCTGGCCGCCAGAGTCACTGGAGCACAGCGGGGGCGCAATAACCGGCGGATCGTTCAGGCGGTCGGTCGTAACATACACACGTTGGCCTGTCGAATCGTTGGAGCACAGCGGGGGCGGGATTACTGGAGGGTCGCATGCGGATTCATGAGGATGCAGAGGGGTGGTACAAATTTGAGGCTGTGCGCCCTGATGGCACAAAGCGGGTATTGGCGGATTGGTTCCCTAACCTGATAACGGATGCTGGGCTTGAGCGTATGGCGAGTAATAGCGATTGGCTGGGCTATTGTCAGGTCGGCAGCGGCAATAACCCACCCAATGTATTGGATACGGCGTTGGCAAACAGGGTCGGCAGCAGCAATACGGCGCAAGCCTCGGCGAGTGGGGCGCAGGCGGAAGAGCCGTATTTCTGCTGGCAACGGAGAACTGTCCGCTTTGCCGAGGGTGTCGCTGCCGGTAACCTCAGTGAGGTTGGGATGGGCTGGACGTCTTCGGGCAATCTGTTTAGCCGGGCCTTGATTCTGGATAGCGAGGGCAACCCGACAACAATCACCGTTGCTGCCGATGAGATTCTTGACGTCACATATGAGTTCCGCTTTTATCCGCGACTGACAGACGTGACCGGGAGCGTCACACTGACCGGCAACATTGCCGGGACGTACGACTACGTGATGCGAGCTGCCAGCGTCACCTCTAGCAGTTCGTCCTCAGGGTGGTATATAGCTGGAACTGGGATTGATATGGGCAGTTCTGGGTGGCCTTCCACTTACGCGTACAATGGCGAGATAGGTCCAGTCACTGGAGCGCCGAGCGGGCAGCTAAGCAACGCCGCATCAATCACGGCCTCCCCATATTCTTCGGGGAGTTTAGAGCGAGAGTTTGTAGCGGTGTGGGGGCCTAATAACGGGAACTTGGCGGGCGGCATCCGATCGTTCCGGCTCAGAATGGGCATCGGGACGTTTCAGTTCCGCGTTGGATTGCAGGGCACCGACGCGACAATCCCCAAAACCGATCAAGATGAGTTGTCCCTAAAATTCGTGCACAGCTGGGGTCGCCGGTCATGATGCCTGATAACGCCTTGTCGAGCGTGCCGATCCCGTCTCTGATGGCCGGAGCGCGCGGCTTGGGCGTTACGCCAATCGTAGATTACGAGGACGGCGGCATCGCGATACAAGACCCGTCCCAAGGCCTGCTGGTGCAGCGCTGGCGGGCGCGCCTTATTGGCGAGCAGGTGATTGTTGATGCGCCCTCTGTGCCTGAGTTTGTGTTGTTTGAAGGTGCCGGTATTACCGAGATCAGCATGACGTTTGACCAGAACATGCGACCTTGTCTTGCCTATGTGCAAGACGGGCGGGCCAAGCTCTGGTGGTTCGACTCGGTGCCGGGAGAGCAGGTGATAACCGAGTTGGCCGAGGACGTCATCACGCCGCGAGTTTCGCTCGACGACAAGCGACCCACGCAGTCTGCGAACAGCGACATCATCCTGGCCTACGTTCGTGGCGGTGCCCTGTATTACCGGCAGCAGCGCGAGCGGTTCCAGACCGAGCGGCTGCTGGATGCCGGCCCGCATGTTGGCATCATCAAAATCGGCCTCGACAAGGGGCTGCGCCTGCAGTTTTTCATGAGATACCCGACATGAGCCTGTTTGATACTGAGCTGGGCTATAACCCGTGGAACAGGCCGGGCCTGGCATCCAGCCCGCTGGCCACCGGCTATTCAGTTGCCGGGATTCTGCGGGAGGTGTGCGAGCGGGTGGGCATACCTGAGCAGCGGGTAAACCTGCAGGGCGTTGAGGGCCTGTGCGACGGCTACGCCTATAACCCCAATGACGGGGCGTTCACCGTGATAGAGGGGTTGGGGCAGATATTCCTGTTTGACCCGGCCAGTTTTGACGGGCAGGTGCACTTTGTGCAGCGCGGGCTGGACCCCGTTGCCGCGCTCACCTCTGACGACCTGGTCAGTCAGGGCCGGGACGACGCGAAGAAGCTGGACCGCAAAGACTCGATCACGATCCCGCGGGTGTTGCATCTTGAGTACCACGACGTTGAAGGCGGGCTGTCCCCGAACAAGCAGACGTCAGACCGCTCGCTCGACAGCCGCGCAACGGCGGAATCAAAGATCGAGACCAAGGTCGTGATGCGCGCTGCTGATGCGGCGAAGTCGGTTGTCATCAACCACAAGGTCAGCATCGAAGATCAGCGCGGGGAGTGGTCATTCTCGCTGCCAGACAGCTATCTGGAGCTGGCGTGCGGCGACGTGATCCTGCTCGACGGCGAGCGTCTGCGCATCACAGAGATCGAGTTCGACGAGGGCCAGCAGAACTACAAAGCGACCTACGACCGGCAGTCTGCCTACTCGTCGACAATTCAGGGCGTGCCGGTGCAGCAGCCCATTGACCCGCCGACGCTGATCATCGGCAACACTGTGCTGCAGTTTATCGACTCCCACATCCTGCGCGATGCTGATGACCGCCTGGGCTACTACGTGGCCGTGGCTGGGGAGTCGACGGCATGGGCCGGTGCGCTGGTAGAGCTGTCTGTTGACGGCGGCGAGAACTACATCGATTCGGTAGAGGCCCAGACCGACGCCGATATGGGCGAGCTATTGGCACCGCTGCCGGCGCACTCGCGCTATTACCCAGACGACGTAAACACACTGTTAGTGCAGATGCTGCGCGACGACATGCTGCTGGAGTCCGCCGATCTGGCCGGCATGCAGAACCGGCTGAATCTCGCGATTGTTGGCGACGAGCTGATCAGCTTCGGCGACGTGGCCGAGGCCGGAGAGGCGCAGCATGATCTGACAAACCTGCTGCGAGGCCGGAAGGGAAGCCCTATCAGCGAGCACCCTGCAGGTACCCGGTTTGTGATTCTGGATCGCTCCCAGCTGTGGTTTATCGACGCCGAGCTATTTGAGCTGGGCCGGGAGCTGACATTCCGAGTCACGTCATTCGGGGCCGATCAGAGCAACACCGTCACGGCTACATTCACCGGCCAGAGCCAGCGCGAGCGGGCGCCCGCATACATGCAGGCCCAGCGCAGCGGTGGCGATATAGCTATCAGCTGGCAGGGAGTAGGCCGGCTGGGCGGCGGGGCGCAGGTTGCCCAGG